GCGTATCATCGCTGATAGTGCGATTGAAAATTTCAGTCTGTTCTTCCATAGTTGGACGAAGCTCAAGTTTCTCAATTACGCCGACACCGCGAGGGTCAAAACGCACAGCACCAATTGTAAGTATTACCGTAGAAACATCGGTACTGAGTGTTTCCATATCGATCATAATATGATTAGCCATTAGAACTCCAAAAATTATCTAGCTTTGTAACATCTTCCACTATATCACCGTTTAGGTAATTAAGCAAGAGCATTGGGCGACTTTCGGGTAAATAATTTGGCATACTAGAATGTAGCAATCTACAGTTGTACATTAGTACGCTGCACTTAGTCATGTATTGCTGTTCGTGGAAGTCCCAAAAATATTTGTTGTATGCGCCGTTGTAACACAAATCGATATCCCAATCCGGCACATGACTGTTCGGTACATAACCCGTCGCACCCATTTCAGGAGTAGTGTCTTGCAATGATATGATGCACTGCACACCTAACAATCGCTCATCTGTATTCCATCGCTTGAATCTATGAGGAGTGTCAACATGCGGATTTACCAGTTTAGTATCACCATTAACTGTTACAATGTCACTGGCATAAAATACAGCATTATCTAGCTGCTCACCTATAATCGGCAGCAATATATTATTGGCGGCGATTACTTCTGGCCAATCCATAACCATCTGACTCCACCAATAACTAATGTCAGGCAAGTCTTTAATTTTATCACCTTCTGCGTAGGTCTTGCCTGAGCTAGTTGCTCTAACAGGATACAGGGTATCTAACTTACTATTGATACTATCAATTAAGTCGTCAGGTATAATGTTCTCAAGGAATAGATATCCCTCGCCTTCAGTTAACTCATTCACACAACTTCCAATGCACATATGTTTTTTCGTCAAGCACTATATATCCCGATACTTTGAACCAAGGACTAAGATAGCGGGGTGCGCCGTAATTTTTGCGGCACCACACTTCTAATTCGCCTGGGCCCATTCTTTCTGGACCAATCGGGATGCGAATGAAAGTCCTATCTTCCCAAACTCCATCTACCGCAATCTTCTTCTTGATCTTCTGAGTCTGCGGGACTACATCAATAATTTCTTCTGCTACGGGTCTCATCCCCATGTTAGTTTGAACCATACATAATCTCTTTCATATCTAAACTTGTATTTTAAGCCATCATTATCAAATTGCCATCTACAGTGACGCTCACATTTGCCGATATTATCATATATCCATTCTAGAATTTCAAGATGCTTAACTCTTGCTCCCCAAAATTGATATACAGGAATAACTATTTCGTACCAACCTGGCTTAGTATGTTCCCATCCATTCTTTTCATCATAATAATTCATTGCCAGGTGAGCGTAAACCAAACATAATCTGATTCTTCTTTAAATGCAAAGAACATAGTATCGTCGCCGACGATGCTGTTCAGTTCGTAATTGTCACCGTGGTCCCAAAAGCCGCGATGCCAATCATTGCGCCACTTGCTTTGACAATTCTGTTCGCACCATTCCATCATTTTTTCACATAGGTCATGATATGGGTAGACACCGGCGAAACCATAATCACGAAGTCCTTGTGGATCTATTGGAACTAGGTAAGGGTAACCGTGATAATAGGTATGGGCCCATCTTGCTCTGAACCCAACATCTTGGTCATACTTGCGCTCATACTCGCGCCAGGTCTTACAACCATAGTTTTCTAAGAAGCGTTTCTCTTTGTAACCCTTCCAGCGTTCTTTGAGTTGTTTAATCATGTCCATTTTAATAGAAACCATACTAAGTCTTCTTCTTTGTCAAACATGATAGTGTCGCTGTATCCACTTCTATCATACTCAACCCTTCCTCCCCACTTTTTTAATCCTGTTTTCACATCAGTATCACCGAGACTAAACAAAAAGTTAAACCACCACGATTGAGTCTGGTTGTTCTTATCGTTTATGCACAGCATATACATCAGTCCCACCTTAATATAAACGCCAACCTATCTTGATCGCTTTTAAACATTAATATCATTCCGGTTAGAGTCCATCCTGGAGTACATCTATCAGCCCACTCACTTATTTCTGGTTCATTGGCTAGGTAATAGTTGTAATCCTTAACAATTACGAACGGAGACATGAAGCCGGCACTACACAAAAATCTCATCGGTATCTCAACAAGAAAATCGTATACTTATGGTCATCAGTAACTTCAAATGCTTTATCTTGCCAGTCAATCAATCGTAGCCCATATTCAGGCTCTGATATTTGATTACAATATTCATTTGAAATGCCAATCTGCCTGTAATCGTAGGACTTATCAATCAGTTGGTCAGTCCATGTATCAAAAAGTTTAGCATCCATATGAAAAAACTTGTTCATAGATACCCCAGGATAAAGGTCAGTGCTTCTTTTTTTTCATCAAATAAGAAGTCATAGTCCCAACGGCTTCTATAGAGTCCTTCACTATCCCAAGTATATCCTACATTAAACCGCCGCTTGACATGGTAACTCATGTTACGCTCTTTACACCAGTTAAATGAATCGGTAGTGTTAAGTACCCCGCGCACTCTCACGCAGTATTTCTGACCGCGACGAACTACTTTGTAAGTATCAATAGCCTGCGGCATTCAGCAGTTCCTTGACCTGCGCAACCAGTTCAGTATTACGCTTGAACTTGATAGCCCATTGTTCTGGATTGATATAGTCAATGATCATCTTCTGCTGGCTTTCGTCAAGTTCTTCCAAAAACTTGACTCCGCTCTCACTCTGATACAACATCCACGGACTAATTTTACCGCTAGTAATTGCATATGCAAGTTTGTTTCTATTTGCATATCGCAATGCATCATTGCTTTGTATTCCAGCAGTTTTAGCTAATTCTATTGTAAATTCAATACTACGAGCAACAGCATCCAACGGATCTTCTACTTTCAAATAGTCAATAAGAAATTTAGTATAATTTGTGTCGCTGCACCAGCTATCAATTTTGATTTGGTTCTTTAGTAACCAATCGGCATACCGAGTTACATTGATACACTTGATATCAACGCAGTAATGGCCAAACTTAACAAAGGCGATATAATACGCACTTTTAGTAAAATCTATGTAAGTTTTCTTTTTCTTAGTACCAGTATTTTTAATGTAAAAGTTTACCCAAGACTGAAAGCCGATGCGATTGCCAGGCTGGTCTTTGTCTTGCCATCTACGCTTGTTTTCACATAGGTGTTTGATTAAAGTAGTTTCACGCTGAAAACTACGATTGCAAAACTCACAAGAAAACTCGGACTTAGTTTCCGAGTTCTTTTTCGTAGTCTTCAATGTCTTTATTTGTAATAAGCTCACTTAACAACTCAATCTCATCAAACTTTAATTCGGGGAATGTATTAGCAATATACATCTTTTTCTTGTGATTGTCAACAAAAACTTCACTGATGGCAGTTAGGTCACTATCACTTGCTTTGGGATAGACTTTCTTGTAATAATCTTTTATCTCCTTAGTCTTAGGAGATTCTTTCAACTTACTAACTCTATCACGAATATGCGGAATCCATTGATGAAATTGCTTACCTAGTCCAGGACTAGCAGCACATAACATCAACCATTGTAGTTTAGGATTCTTCTGTACACTTTCGTTAAAGAGATACTTGTTAGCATGGTATTCAGTGCTTTGCAGATAATAGCTTTGCAACTCTCCGCTTCCCTTAATAGCACTGACCCAATGAATTAACATGAAGGGCACGAACTTCTTTTGCTGTTCAGGAGTTAATCTATCATAATACGAATAGTCCTTGCGGTCAATAGCCGCAAGTGCTTCAAAAAGATCAAAATCAATCTTCTCAAACTTTTCGTCTGCTGATAGTTTTTCTTTAGCCATTATGCCTTTAGTGCCTCAATTGCAAGAATGTGTTCAACTGCCTGACCAATATCTTCGCTACTGTTGACAATAGTGAGAGTGGGACCGTCACCGTCTTTAAAGCGGTCTTGCTTGTAATGTTCGATGACAAAGCCGCCCGAAGCAGGGTAAATAGTGAAACGAACGCTAGTCTTGCCGTTAAGACCTTCGTGAGGTCTTATCGAATCAGTAGCATATACTTCTGCTTTATCTGCGCTTTCCCAAGCTTCACGAGTCCATTGAGCAAACTTTCTCTTAAACCAACCCATCTTCTTTTCCTTTTCTTTTCTTACTTTGCGTGTCCTAGCAGTATCAAGTCTGAATACGCCGGCACTGGGCGGAGTACCGGCAATCGTTCTGTTATACTTTGCTTGACCTAAGGTCTGCCCAGATGACATTAAATTTCTTTCTCAACTTGAATCAGTTGGAATTCAGAACCCTTACCACTAGTAGAAAGTTCACCCAGGTCATCAAGAGTTTGGCTATTATATGTCAGCCCGGTTACAAGTTCCCAACCATCGTAATCACTAGTCATAAACATAAGCTTCTTAGGATCAAAAGCTTCATCTTCGCATTCAAACGAAAGGAAGTGACCTTTCTCAAAACTCTGCCCGATAAAATATACATCTCCGTCTTCTAGAGTTTCTTGTGGATAGACTTCTTCGGTCTGCTCACTGTCAGCACCTAAATCATAAAACTGATCCAATGTAAGAGCATCATAAATGACATT